CTGGAACTGGTATTGCATCAGGTGCAAAGATTACTGCAATCAGCACTTCTGGCTCAACCACTACATTCACTGTAGATACAGCCAACACTGCTGCAGTTACCGCTACAACAACTGTAACCGTAACTCCAGTAACACGCGTATTTGATACTATCCTCTGCGGACAGCAAGCACTTGCTGAGGCTGTTGCAGAAGAGCCACACATTGTTATCGGAAACGTAACCGATAAGTTGATGCGCTTCCGCCCAATGGGTTGGTACGGCGTACTCGGCTTTGCACGTTATCGTGAAGAAGCACTGTATCGTATTGAATCTGGTTCTTCAATCGCTGCTCTCTAGTTGATTGACTCTGACGGGTAGGCATATTAGAACAGCCTACCCTTCGGGGTGAGTTCATTAGGAGGACTTATGACTGAATACATCTTTACAACTCCAATAGTTGAAGAAGGACCAGCAGGGGACCATAGGTTGTTTTACTTCTATAAATTAAACAGGGGTATTAGCATAGCCTTAAAACCTACAGGTGGATACGAACAGATTCGTTATCCAGTTGATGGAGACTTAAGTGATTACCCTGTTGTGTACCGTGGTGGGTATAATTACACAGTAGATGATACTACCAAAGCAGCACTCATTGCTGGCAATGTTGGTGTCACAGAGGCTAACTTTACAGCAGTATGAAACATTGGGAGCACCACCCTGAGCCAGTAGAAGGATGCTTTGGTTGCAAGGGTTTGAGTATACAGATGAACGCAGGAGATGCGGATAGTCGCAGGACTATACCAAACAAAGCGTTTAACAAAGAATTGGATGCCTACAAAGAGGCGAGAGCCCAAGGCATTCAGCCTGCTGGAACTTCTATGAAGAAGATTCAAGAGGCAGTAAAGGCTAGTGAGATATTGGGTAAACCTTATGACTCTAGCAAGATGGCACCAGCAAAACATATAAACAAAAAATCAGCAGCAGTACTTAATCAACTAGGAGCATAATATGCCAATGGTAAATGGAAAAGAATTTTCATATAGCAAAAAAGGTATGGCTATGGCAAAAAGAGCAGCCAAGAAGTCAGGTAAGAAAATGGTTATGAAGGCAGGCAAGAAGTCTGCAGTCAAGAAGATGGGCAAGAAGAAGTAGTTATGGCTAAGAAACTTACACTTCAGCAAAAGGAAGAACGCGGTCGCACTAGAATGCGTAAAATCGCAAAGATGGACCCTATCTCAAAGACAACTCTTTTGGATATAGTCGTTCCTACTAAAAACAAAAATCCAAGAAAATACGTAGAGTAAATGTCGTCAGGACAATTGAAACCGCACTACGGTTTTAACTCTGTGCAAATCAAAGACGGATACGTAGTGCGGTTAAACAAGAATGGAACAGTAAGAGCAACACTAGGAAAGTATGGGGAGTATGGCAAAGCAAACAAGTAGACGTGACCCACGCTTAGCACGTGCAGGTGTATCAGGGTTCAACAAACCCAAGCGTACTCCTACCCATCCTAAGAAGTCACACATTGTTGTGGCTAAAGAGGGAAGCCAAGTAAAAACAATTAGATTTGGTGAACAAGGTGCATCCACCGCTGGTCAACCAAAGTCGGGAGAATCTCGACGAATGACTATGAAGCGCAAGAGTTTTAAAGCGCGTCATCGTCGTAACATCGCTAAAGGTAAAATGAGTGCCGCATATTGGGCAGATAAGGTGAAATGGTAATGTCGAAATCATTCGATAGAAACGCAGCCAAGAAGGCTGGCGCAAAAAGAGCGCTTCCTAAAGGTGGCGGTAAGGGTGCATCAGGATATAAACTTTATACTCCTGTAAAGCAATCTACAATTAATAACATTAAAAGTATGGGAATGACAGCAGCCCTTAAGAAGGCTGGTTCTTCTAAGAATGCTGAATTCGTACAAGGCGTAAAGCGTATGTACGGAGTAAAGCGTCTAGAGGCTTCTATGGCTAAGGCTAAGAAGTCTGCTCCAGCAAAATCTCCAGATGCAGCACGTGCTAAGTACGCAGCAAAGAATAAGCCTGCTGCTAAGTCAGCAGACGAAGCACGTTCTAAATATGCTAAGAGACCTGGAGATAAACCTGGTGGTGCTACAAGTAGAAGACCAATAACTATCGGTACAGGCCCTAACAAAGTTACTCAAGTTCCAAAGTACACATCAAAGAATCCAAAGCCAATGAGCAATAAGGGACTATTCCCTGGACTACTCGGTGGTAAGAAGTAACAATGTCATACACTAAACCAGGCTTACGCGAATCTATTAAAAATAGAGTCCTTGCTGGCTCTAAAGGTGGTAAGCCTGGACAGTGGTCTGCTCGTAAAGCACAACTTGTAGCACAGCAGTACAAAAAGGCTGGCGGTGGTTATACAGGAAGTAAAACCAGTAAGCAAAAATCTTTATCTAAATGGACTAAAGAAAAATGGGGTACTAAATCTGGTAAGCCCAGTACCCAAGGTAGCAAGGCTACTGGCGAAAGGTATTTACCTAAAAAAGCAAGAGAGTCTCTTTCTAAAAAAGAATACGCAAGGACATCGGCTAAGAAACGCAGTGATACACGTGCAGGTAAACAGTTCTCAAGACAGCCTAAATCAATTGCGAAAAAAACAGCGAGGTATAGATAATGGCAACAGGCACAGCAGGTAGTTCATTTACAAGCGAACTAAATCGCTTAGCGAATGGCGGTACCTATCCAGCACTAACGGCATATATGGCTGCTACTGCTGCTGCCAATGACTATGCCAATACCACAGGTTTAGCCCTTATTGCTGCCCTTAACAAGGCAGCCGATGCTAACCGTCAACCTAAAGATTACAAAGCACTAGGTGGCATTTGTAACGAACTGGCTGGGACTACAGCCCTATCACCTACTGACGCCTTGAGGAGCATTGACCTGTGACAGTAACGCTTAAAGAAATTATTGATGAAGTCCTAATCAACCTATCTGGTTATACCTACCAGCAAGACCGTTCAACCTATCTTACTACTGCTGTTACCACTACTACCTCTCCTAGCACATCACCTACCATCCTCAGCCTTGCTTCTACCGATAACGTAGGCAAAGGAATAATCGAGGTTGGAGAAGAGTTGATGTGGGTAGACTCATTTGACCGTATTGCTAACAAAGCCACTATTGCCCCTTATGGACGTGGCTACCTAGGCACTACAGCCTCAACTGCAGCAGTTGATACTAAAGTGACCATATCGCCTATCTTCCCCCGATATGTGGTCAAGAAGGCCGTTAACGATACCCTTCAGGCAATTGGCTCTCAGTTGCTGGCTGTGAAAAGAACATCTTTCGTGTATAATGCTGCGGTAACAACCTATGAATTAACGGGGTTAAACATAGAGAACATTTTGACAATGACTTGGCAGGTAGTTGGTCCGTCTAAAGACTGGCTCAACATACGCCGTTATACATTTGACTCTTTCCCTAATGCTGCTACTTGGGGTGCTACAACACAAACTGTAACCATTGATGACTTCATTACATCTGGTAGAACCGTCAATGTGGTCTATACTACTCGTCCTAGCACATTGGTAAATCCTACTGATGACTTTGCTACTGTTACTGGTCTATCTGAATCAGTTAAAGATGTTGTGGTCTTAGGTGCAGTTTATAGATTACTTGCCTATCTTGACCCAGCACGTGCTTCTCAGATTAGCCCACAGGCTGATGAGATTGACGCAAAGCGTCCATTCGGTTCAGCCAACACTACATCCCGACAGATTTATGCTCTCTTCCAACAACGCTTACGCGAAGAGATTCAAGCACAACAAACACAATACCCAAGCCGCGTTCACTATACCCGCTAGGAACATAAATGCCAACACGCCAATATACGTCTCGCTCGCAACAGTCTACACTGACTGGCGCAATTACCGCAGGTACTACCTCTATGTCGGTGGTAAGTGGTAGCAACCTACTAGGTACAGCCACTATCCCTAATGGTACTACTTTTACTCTAGTCATTGACCCAGATACTGCTCTTGAAGAAATTGTAGATGCTACGGCGGTATCTACCAATACATTTACAATTACCCGAGCCATTGATGGTTCATCTGCACAGTCACACTCAGCAGGTGCAGTAGTAAGACATATGGCTATCGGTAGAGATTACCGTGATGCCAACCTACATACACAGGCTTCTGCATCTTACAATGATGGCGCAGGTAATGCCCAGTCAATGCACGGCATTGCATCTGGCGAAGGTGATGTAGTAGGTACAGCCAAGACACAGACCCTTACCAACAAGACTCTTACTAGCCCAACAATTTCTAACCCTACCCTTACAGGTACACCTTCTGCTGAAGCAAGCATTGTCTTTGAGGGCTCTACAGCAGATGCTTATGAAACTACCCTGACTGTAGTTGACCCTACTCAGGATAATACAATTACCCTACCTAATACCACAGGTACGGTAGTCATTGTTGATGCTACTCAGACCCTGACCAATAAGACCCTGACTAGCCCTACCATCTCTGGTAGCCCTGTCATCACTGGTCTATCTAGCGCAGGTATGGTTTCATCCTCTGCTACCCCTAAGGATTATGTAGATAGCATTCTAGGCTCAGCAACGGCTGCAGCCACTTCAGCAGCATCGGCTGCTACAAGTGCTGCTTCTGCTGCTACCAGTGCTACAAGTGCCTCTAATAGCGCTACAGCCTCGGCAACGAGTGCCTCAGCAGCAGCCACAAGTGCTACTAGCGCAGCCACTTCGGCTACTTCTGCAGCGGCTTCTGCCACAGCAGCGGCTACTAGTGCAACTAGTGCTGCAGCCAGTGAGTCAACGGTCGCAGCCTCCGCTGCTGCTGCCGCAACTTCCGCTGCTTCGGCTAGCACCTCGGCATCTTCTGCCTTAACCTCGGCTAACTCAGCCAGTACATCGGCTTCTTCGGCTTTAACTTCGGCTAATAGCGCTGCAACTTCTGCTTCTACTATGGCAGCCAGCGTTGCTGCTGCTTCTGCAAGCGCAACTGCTGCTGCTACATCTGCTACCTCTGCTGCTGCTAGTGCTACTGCTGCAGCGACAAGTGCTTCATCTGCAGCAACTAGCGCATCTAGCGCTCTGACTTCTGCTAACTCTGCTAGCGCTGATGCTATTACTGCTGCTGCTTCTGTAGCATCTATTGCTGCTTATGCTACAACAGCATCTAACTCAGCATCTGCTGCTGCTACATCAGCCACATCTGCTGCAGCATCTGCTACGGCTGCAGCAACATCTGCAACCAGCGCAGCAGCAAGTGCTACCGCAGCAGCCACATCAGCAACCAGCGCTGCTGCTTCTTATGATTCCTTTGATGATAGATACCTTGGTGCTAAGTCAACGCCACCTACTTTAGATAATGATG